GGCGCCTTCCGGCTTGCGCTCGCGCCAAACGTCGAGCGGGAAACCATGGAAATCAGGGGAAGGGGAGGGGGCCACCGGACCAGGATCAACAGTAGCCCCCGGCGCTGATGCCGCGACCGGCGGAAACCCCGCAACGGACCCCGGTAGCACGGGTTTAGACAGCGCTGCGTTAACTTGGTCCAGAATGCCCGAAAGGTCAATAGGCGGCAACAGATTGTCAAAGGCGCGGTTGATTGTGTAATCCAGGTACTTGTCACGCTTGGCTTTGTCGCGCTGACCGAGGGCCGACATTCGGAAGATACGGGCGATCTGCGGTCGGTTCTGCGTGTGGTATGCGATGAAGTTCATTAGAGCCTGATCGGCTTCAGACTGCGACGCATAGTCGTGGTGCCAATCACCGGCAAAGAGCCGGTCGAACTTGTCGGCGTTGGACGCGCGGCGGATTTTCTCTAGCAGAACGTCGTCAAACATATCCGGGTGCGGCGTGCCGATGAAGTAGTTAGCAACGGCCTTCGGTCCCATCTGTTCCCACAATTGAGACACAATCGCGGTTTCATCGTTGATTGGCGCGGCGCGGTAAACGTTGCCCGTGAACGTAAAATAGCGCTCTTGGCTATAGATTTCGATTGAGGCGCGCTTACGACCATGAGGCACACGCGCACGGGTGATAATGTGCAGCCCGTTGCCCGACGGGGAAAGCTCCGCGTAACTGGTCGTATTGTCGAATATCTTGCGTTGGCGCGCGAAGTCTTCCGCGTCTTCGGTGTAATCCAGATCGATACCGCAATACGGATCGTTGGTCGTGAACACGAAGCCGATACCGTTGTAGCCGTTCCAGGTCGCATTAACTGCGGTCATGAAATCGACAAACGTTGACGGATCGGTGACAGACGCGAGACGGCCCGTTACAGGATTATAAGGAAGCTTGGTCGGCTTACCGCCGTCGGTCATTTCGTACCGCCACACGACCCATTGATGCAAGCGCCGCAGTTCTTCCGGTATGTTATTATATTGCATTAGTTCAATTCCAACTTTGCGCCGCTCAAATATTCATAGACCCGTTGCAGATCGTCGCCCCGAGCCGTCTTGACTTTACCGGTTGCGAAGCGCCATAGCCAAAGATATTCGACCCCGGCGCCGGTCGCTATCTCCCGGTAGGACTGCGGCGAAGCGAGCACTAAATCTTGCGTTCGCGTGTATAGTGAGTTCTGCATGTAGTGATTGCCCCTAATGCGGAATGTGGGTAGGCTATCGGTTTACCGCTTCGGTCCAGGTCGGTCAATCTTTTTCTATCATAAATGAAATAACGCTTGACGCCGGGGTGTCGGAACCCTATAACTGTCACTGTTAACAACCACCCGCAACGAGGTTTGATTATGTCTAACAATTGGGGTTCCCCCGTTCAGCCGATGCCTTCCAAGCGCGAAGCCGTTATTAACGAATGGATCGCGGCTAAGCGTGCGCTTGACGACGCTAAGACCCGTGAAGCCGCTGCGCGCCTTGCGTTGATTGCGACGGTTTCCGACATTGCCGACCCGATGGCGACCGGAACCGAGAACGTTGACGTAGGCACCGGTACGATTAAGATCGTTCGCGCGTTGAACTACAAGCTGACCGCCGACAACGACGGTATCGACAACGTTCTTGACCAGATCGAAAAGAGCATGGAAGGCGGTAACATTATCGCAGAACGGCTCGTTAAGTGGAAGGGCGAACTGTCGGTTAGCGAATACAAGCTTCTTTCGCCCGAGAACAAGGCGCGTATCGACCGCATTCTTGAGACCAAGCCCGCAGCCCCTTCGGTCGAGTTCAAGGCGCGCTAATGTCTTCGTTCACCGTCATTGACGACACAATCTATTGGGAGGGCCGCGCGTTTGCGGTCCTTTCAGTCTCGCCGGTATCAGATGGCGGTTGGGTCATTGATGCACGCGACGCGATTGAAGGTATCGATTACGTTACTGAAGAAGAGGTGACCGAGTTTCGCACCGCGTTTCGAGGCGAAATTAACGATACCTTAAACGAGTGCTTGACGCACGCCGTCGAAAAGCTTTGGCTACCCGAGCCGTTCCACGATATCTTGGCCGAACTAATCGGCCCGGCGCTCCGCAAGGGGCTAGACGAGGAAATCGCGCGCACGCTGCGGTTAGAATTTAAGGCTGAAGAATGACCCCGCGACCTACTCTTTATTGGACCGTGAAGAAAGAAGCTTACGGCGCTTCGTTTGAGGTTATGAAAGTAACCCGCGTCGCCCCCAGGCAAATTTACGGATCGGTTGAGGGGATGCCCACACACTGCCCGGCGTCCAGCACTCACGGCACGTTTGCCGACGAGAAAGCGGCACACGAAGCGGTCAAACAGATTAAGACCGCGTACCACTCGTTTGACGACCGCATTGCGTCGGTGCAGCGCGAGTTGGCGGCACTTTACACCATGCGCGAGGAAGCGACCAAACGCGCGACGAAAGAGGCAATTCGACATGCAAGCTCGTGACTTGGTTTCAAGCGGTTCACTCGCGCAACAGTACGGCGTCAAGGCGATTGTGTACGGCCCGCCGGGTTCTGCAAAGACCCCGAGTGTTGCGACCGCACCCGCGCCCGTGCTCTTGGCTGCGGAACCCGGTATGTTGTCAATGGCCGGTACGAACGTTGCGACCTACGAAGCTCAGTCATGGGCAAAGATTAAAGAGTTCTTTACGTGGGTCGAACAGTCGAACGAAAGCCGTCAATTCCAGACCGTCGCCGTTGACAGTGTTAGCCAGATTTGCGAAATCCATCTTCGCGACAATCCCGGCAAGCTGTCGCACGGGTTGCAGAAATACGGTAAGATGGCCGAAGACGTATTTGATATTCTGCACAAGCTCTATTACATGAAAGAGCGACACGTTTACCTCATTTGCAAACAGGCGGTTGAACGCACCGACGCTAGTTCGAAGGTTCGCCCGTTCTTCCCCGGCAACGACCTTGACATTAAGGTTCCGCACCTGTTTGACGAAATCCTGCACCTTGACAATCATATTGTTCCGGGTGTCGGGCCTGCTCGCGCTTTTCATTGCTTTAACGGCGTTGGTGCTATGTGCCGCGACCGTTCCGGCAAACTGAGCGAGTACGAACCGCCGAATGTTTCGGCATTGTTTGCGAAGTGTATGGCTTAACAGAAAGGGCCGTTAAAATGGGTGGTTATACTCTTAACACCGACTATTCTACAATTCAGCCAAGCGAGGGCGGGGGTCAGCGTTTCCCCGTGTCTGACAGCAAGGGTTGGCTTTGCATGATCGAAGACAGCGAAGGCAAGGAAAACAGCAACAAGAACGGCAACATTCTGATGCTGAAGCTGAAGGGCTTGGAAGGTATCGTTACCGGCAAGTACCACGACCTTACCATTAACCTGTCGAACCCGAACGAAGACGCCGTTCGGATCGGTCAGCAGGAACTTTCGGCAATTGCGCATTGCGTCGGTCACCTTCGCGTGGGCAATTCGTCCGAACTGCACGGGCGCCCGTTCCGCGTCGTCGTTGCGCTGGAAAAGGACCAGGAAAAATATCCCGGCTCGACGCGCATCATTGCGTACCGTGACCAGATGGGCAACAAGCCGTCTGAAGCCGGTCAGGGTGCGTTGTCGAACGCGGGGCAGTTTGCCCAGGGTCAGCAGCCGCAGCAGGGGCAGAACCCCGGCGGCTTCCAGCAGCAGCCCCAGCAGAACGGCGGCGGTTGGGGCGGCGGTGCCCCCCAGGGTCAGCCGCAGGGAAACCCGGCCCAGGGCTTCAACCCGAACGTCGGTGGCAATCCGGCCCAGGGTCACCCGGCTACGGGTCAGCCCGGCCAGGGCGGGGGCTACGTTGACCCGAACGCCGGTCAGCCTGCTTTCCAGGGTCAGCCGCAGGGCAATTTCCAGGGTCAGCCGCAACAGGGCTACGTCGATCCCAACGCAGGCCACACGCAGGCATTCCAGCCCGGCCAGTTCAACCCGAACACGCAGGGCCAGGGCCAGCCGCAACAGGGTCAGCCCCAGGGCCAGCCCGCCTTTCAGCAGGGCGGCGGCACCGGCCAACCTTCGTGGGCGTAAGCTCGACACTGAAGACAAGGGCGGCGCTCGTTGCCGCCCTTATTCCGTTTGAGGGGTTCACATGCTCGATTATACCGCACCCGGCGCACTGCGATTAGTTGCCGACCAGATCGCAGACGGCATTGAAACGCACACGGCACGCCCGGCCAAGTACTCGTGGCGCATCAAGCCGTCAAAGCTTAACGGTGAATGCGTTGCAGAAATCTGGTATGGGTTCCGTTGGGTCAGCCGCAGCCCAATCGAAGGACAATCGGCCCGGCGCATGGATCGGGGCACCGACCGCGAAAACAGCCTAGTACGCTACTTGCGTCAAGCCGGTTGGGTCGTTTACGACATTGACCCGAGCAAGGAAGGCAAGAAGTTTAATCAGTGGAATTTCACCGCGCTTGACGGTCACGTTTCCGCGTACCTTGACGGCAAGATGCACCACAAAGAGTTTTTCGGCGGTGCTGAAGTCCTGCTAGAACTGAAGACCATGGCAAAGGGTCGGTTCGGTCGGTTGTTTTCCAAGCGTTCGCTTATGGTGACCGAGCCGGAATATTACGGCCAAATCCAAATCTATATGGACGGCTATAACCTTGACTACTGCGTGTTCTTCGCAGAGTGCCAGGACACGCAAGAAATCTATGTTGAAGTCGTGCGCCGCGATCCGCTGCTAGCGTCGCGCCTTCTCATGGTTGCCGAAACCATCAAAAATTCCCGCGTGCGCCCGTCGCGTGTTGCTCAGTCGCCAACCTATCACAAGTGCAAGTCGTGCGAGTTCTTGAACGTTTGCCATTACGACGCTAACGTTGATCGCAATTGCCGGTCTTGTGTTAACGCGATTGCCGCGCAAGGCGGTAAGTTCTACTGCGATAAATGGAAAGCGTTCATACCCGGCGAGAAAGAGATTTTAGCCGCGTGCCCACACCATGAGCCGGTGAAGTGATGCAAATTCGTTATTACCAGGACGATGCAACGTGCGCCGTTCTGAACTACCTTGACAACAACGTGACCGGAAACCCTATCGTTGCCATGCCGACCGGCACGGGCAAGAGTGTGGTTATTGCTGAGATTGTGCGCCGCGTCCTTATGCGTTGGCCCATGATCCGCTTTATCATGTCAACCCACGTTAAAGAGTTGATCGCTCAAAACGCCGACAAGCTGCACACGATGTTGCCCGGCGTTGACCTAGGTATTTACTCCGCAGGTTTGAAACAGAAGACAGCGTTAAGTCCCGTCGTTTACGGCGGCGTCGCGTCAATGGTGAAGAACCCGAAATTGTTCGGCGTCCGTCACCTGATGCTTGTCGATGAATGCCACCTAATCAGCGACACGAACGAAGCGATGTATCTTACGTTGATTGACCAACTTAAGATCATGAACCCCAAAATGAGGGTGGTAGGCTTTACGGCGACCCCGTATCGAATGGGGTTGGGGATGCTTACGAACGGTCGCATGTTCGACCATATTTGCTATGATGACACGACGCTAGAGCGCTTTAACCGGCTGATCGCTGAAGGCTTCCTAGCGATGCTTATTCCACAACAGACCGACGTTTACATTGACAAGGAAGGCGTTCTAACTTCGTCAACCGGTGACTACGTTCAGTCGCAGGCCGAAGACCGAGCGATGCAAGTTACGCGAGCCGCGTTGACTGAGGCGGTCAACAAGTACAAGCACACCCGCTTTAGCTGGTTGATCTTCGCGGGCGGTCTCAAACACTGCTACCAGATACGCGACATTCTGACCGAGCAAGGCGTTAGCTGCACGGTTATTCACTCAAATTCCAAAGAATACCCGATAACCGAGAAAGAGCGCGACGAGCGTATTGCCGACTTTAAGGCCGGGAAGTATCAGGCGGTAATCAATTACGGCGTTTTGACTACGGGCTTCGATCACCCGCCGATTGACCTTATTATCATGCTGCGGCTCACGAAGTCGGTTCCGCTTTGGGTCCAGATGCTAGGACGCGGCACCCGCCCGTTCGAAGGGGATAGCATTTTCCCGCCGAAAAAGAATTGCCTTGTGCTCGACTACGCACGTAACACACGGTTACTTGGCCCGATTAACGACCCGGTCATTCCAGGCAAGAAAGGCGTCGGCGCCGGGGATGCGCCCGTTAAGATTTGCGAGTGCTGCGGCACTTACAATCACATAAGCGTTCGTTGGTGTGTAGGGTGTGGGGAAGAGTTTCAATTTGCCGTTAAGATACATAAGCAGGCCGACGACGCCGAACTTATACGCGATCTTGAACCGGTTTACGAACGCTTCTATGTCACGCAAGTTTACTATTCACGGCACAAACCGAGCAAGTACAGTAAATCAGGGCTTGACACACTTAAGGTATCTTACTTCGTAAGCGGTCAGGTCTTGCCATATAACGAATATGTCTGTATTGAACATATGGGGCACGCGCGCAACTCCGCCGTCAATTGGTGGTCGCAGCGCTCCGCAACCCCTTGCCCGGCGACAATCGAAGAAGCGTTGCAACAACTGAGCGCGCTACGTGAGCCGAAAATGCTTACAGTTTGGACTAACGCAACACCGTTCCCGTCAATCGTTAGGTGTGATTATGAGTGAGTTATTCCGCCGTGAAAACCTAGAAGCAATCGCAGACTACCTTACGCCGCGTATTGTCGAGCTTCTTGACCAAGCGACGCAGACTTGCCTTAACTGCGAACACTTTGACGAACCCCGCGAAATCTGCAACATAGCTTGCAAGCGTCCACCGGCCCGCGTTATCGCCTGCGGTTGCGAGCTTCACAAGGAAAGGCCACCGTTTTGACCGTTCACGCGATGATTGATAGCGAGACATGGGGCAAGGTTCCAGGGACCGCCGACCGTTCGATTGCTGCCGTCACCTTCGACCCGTTCGATTGGTCTCACAAGCGCAAAGAGTTCTATCGGAACGTGATTGACGAGCGCCCGCGCGATCCGTCTACCGTCTCTTGGTGGTCGCAGCAAAGCCAGGAAGCGCAAGCCGTCTTTGCGAACCCGTGGCCGGTTCCGGTCGGCGTGGCGCTTCGCGAGTTGTTCCAATGGTTCCGCGAAGTCGGCGCGGTCTTTGTCTGGTCGCACGGCGTCGGGTTCGACATTGCCCGGCTGGAATACACCGCTGCGCAAATGTGGCTAACCGTGCCGTGGGATTTCCGCAACGTCTGCGATACCCGAACGATCTTCCGCGCCGGGGCGGTTAAGGTGACAACCCGCGCGCCTTGGACGATAAAACATCACGCTTTACACGATGCCCACAATCAAGCGCACGCGGTCGAACTCGCGTTTGCTTCTTTGGCTCTTGACGCGAAAGGTTGGTAACATGGCACGGCGCCCCCGAGCGGGAAACAAAGAACAAGAGAACCCGTTGCTTGACGCACTGCGGTTCGTTGCCGTCGCTCAGAGAGACGAGGGCACACCGTACCAGACACACGCACGGTTCACGGGCGAAGAGGTTGTTGCATTCGACGGCGTGATTGCGGCGGGCTACCCGATCCCGATTGACCTTCACGCGTGCCCGAACACGACTAAGCTAATCGCGGCGCTGTCTAAGGTGCGGGGCGCCTATAGCATGACTTCGCTGGACACGCACCAACTTTCCATTACGGCTAACGTGTTCCGCGCGCTCGTGCCCTGCATTCCGCCGGTTGACCTTGCGCCGATCCCGCCTGACCCCGGCCTTTACCAGATCGGTAAGGAATGGCTTGACGCGTGCGAGATTGCCGGTGTGTTCGTCACCGATGCCGCGCAAACGGTGTTGCAGTCGTCAATCATCACGCAGCCTTACACGGTCATCGGAACAAACGGCGTTGCGATCATTGAAGCGTTCGGGCGCTACAACACCCCGTCGGGTTTGATGCTCCCATATCCGTTTATCAAAGCGGCGATTGCGACCGGGCTTACCCCTGTTAGCTTCGGCTTTTCCGAAATCTCGTTTACGCTGCACTTCGAAGGCGGCGCATGGATGCGAACGCAGCTTTACCTTGACGCGTTGCCGGGGAAGCTCCCCGAGATTATTGCTCAGATGGATAACCCGCAACTTGCGCCGATCCCTGAAGACTTCAGGACCGCGATTGACGCCGTTATCAAGTTCAGCGACGACGGGCGAATGATCTGCATACGAGAGAACGCGGTGTGTTCGCATGTTGACGATAGCCAGGGCGCACAATACAAGCTTGACGGGTTGCCCGGCTTCGCTAAGATGAACGGGCAATTTGTAATGAAGATGCTCCCGCACTTCGACCGTGCCGACTTCTTCAGTCACCCGCAACGTGCGGTTTTTGCCGGTAAGGGCGTTCGCGGAATGCTTATGAAGTATGCTCAATGATTAACTTTTTCGATGAACCGTTAGTTGCCCGCAAGGACGCACGGTTGCGCCCGCCGCCGACCGTGCCCGAAACCGGTTGGCGACCAACTCCCCCGAGCGAATGGCCGAACCTTTCCGCCGCTCGCTATATCGGGCTTGATACAGAAACCTACGACCCCAGGATTGACGACAACGGGCCGGGTTGGGGTCGCGGTGACGGTCATATTGTGGGCATATCAATTGCGGCTGAAGATCATTCCGGTAACCGGGGCGCGTGGTATTTTCCTATGCGTCATATCCTGCAACCGGAAATGAACCACGACCCGCAACAGGTGCTTGCGTTCGCGCGGTACTGGTTAGGGATGCCGACCGACAAAATCGGCGCGAACCTGACCTATGATATTGGGTGGTTAGCTGAAGAAAACGTGAAGGTCAGCGGGCGCCTTTTCGACGTGCAGTTTGCCGAAGCGTTGATTGACAACGAAGCCGAAGTTGCCCTAGACGTTTTGGCGCGCAAGTATCTGCATTCGCAGAAGGTAACCGACGCGCTTTATCAGTGGATCGCGGAAGCCTACCCAAACACCCCGCCGACTAAGCGCCGTAAAGAAATTCACCGCTCACCCGTTACGCTGGTCGGCCCGTATGCGATAGCCGACGCGTTCTTGCCGCTGGAAATCTATCAACAGCAACAGCACATTCTGTACGGCGAGGGGCTTGATTACATTTTCCGTCTTGAGTGCGATCTAATCCCGCTCATGGTCGCCATGCGGAAACGCGGCGTGCGGGTCAATCTCGACAAGGCGCACAAGCTTTATGACGAACTGAGCGGCGAAACGTTGCAGCTTTACCAGAAGGTGCGCGACGACTACGGTTACGATCTGGCTTCGACGGATAGCCGACAACTTGGCCCGTTCTTCGCGTCGCTAGGCGTCCAGGTTCCGCGCACCGACGCCGGTAACTATTCAGTTCAGAAAGAATGGTTAAGCGGCTTGACACACCCCGCCGGTCTGCTCGTCAACGACATACGCGAGCACGAAAAGATTTGCGGCACGTTCATTAAGTCGTATATCTTCGGTCAGAATATCGGCGGTCGGCTCTTCCCACAATTCCACCAATTGAAAGGCGACGAAAACGGAACCAAGGTCGGGCGGTTCGCTTCATCCGATCCGAACTTGCAGAATATCCCGAGCCGAACGAAGCTAGGCAAGCGCGTGCGCGAGTGCTTCGAACACGACCTAGGCCACTTCGCGTGGCGCAAGCTCGACTATTCACAAATTCATTATCGGCTGCTCGCGCACTTCGCCGTTGACAAGGGCGACGGTTCCGCCGACGAGCTACGCGCGTCATATATCAACGATCCTAAGACCGATTACCATATGGCGGTTTATAAACGCGTGGCGCCGTTTATGGGCTGGTCGTTGACTGACGAGGAAGAGATAAAGGTTAAGCGCCGTCCGATTAAGAACGTGAACTTCGGCCTGCTTTACGGTCAGTCGGAACCGGCCCTAGCGTTCAAATCGGGCATGACGCTAGATCAGGCTAAGCAGTTCTTTGCAAGCTATCACAAGGGCGCCCCTTACGTCAAAGCCACCATGGAAGCCATCGGCCAAGAGGTGCAGGCTTTCGGCTACGTTACAACGATTTGCGGTCGCCGCATCCGGTTTCACGAGTGGGAACCGATCAAACGGAATTACGACAACCCCGAAAAGCCGCTTCCGTACAATGCCGCAATTTCGAAATGGGGCGCTCAGATTAGGCGCGCGTTTGAGTATCGCGGCGTTAATTACAAATTCCAGGGAAGTGAGCCGGATATCATGAAAACCGGTATGCGTCAGCTTTGGCAATCCGGCGTGTTCGATTACGTCGGCGTACCACTAATCACGGTTCACGATGAACTTGATTTTTCGGTTCCAGATGATAGCCCCACAACGCGCGAGGCTTTCCGGTTCATTCAACAGACGATGCAGAACGCCGTTAAGCTCCGCATCCCGGTATTTGTTGACGAGAGCAACGGCCCGTCATGGGGCAAGGCCGACTAAACAAAAAGAACCCCGACCGAGGCCGGGGCTAAGCTTGTCATGATTGGGAGGAAACTACCCCTTGCGGGTTCGGTGCTTGCTAAAGCAGGATCACCATAGGCGCCCCGCCTGAGCTTGTCAAGCCGGGGTGCCGGTCACCCGCAGCGTGAAGGGGTCGGATGCAGCCGAAGCCGCTGCGGCGCTGATCGTGCGGCGTATCCAGATCGCTTGAACCTCCCCAGCGTCGAGCGTGCCGATAGCCAGGGCCGACCCGCTATCCGACGGCGTGCTGAAGGTGACCCCAGCGGGCGCCGTGTTTTCGTTGGCCGGGGTGGCGGCGACGCCGGTAGTCGAGCCGTTGCCGATCCCGGCGGGGTCCAGGCCGATAGCAATAGCACTGTCACCCGACGGCGTGTTGCTTTGAATGAAGACAGCCGCCGCGTTGAGCGTGTCTGTTGCGTTTTCGTTGCTCAGATAGATACAACGGTACTCAACGTCGCCCGCGACCGCTTCGGCGTCGCTCACGTTGTCGAAAAGATTGTTCATTACGGTAGTCGAAACTTCCGACGACGAAATGATACCACCGATTGAGTTATTCGGGTTGGAGTTGGAAGCACCGCCCGAGAGGAAGATTTTCAAGTCACTTGCGACGACGGCCATGTTGCACCTATCTGTTAGGGGTTTAGTTCATAGTCAAAGGCGAAATCGGTTACAATGTCAAGCGGACCCTTGATGTAAACGGGCCGCTCTTCTGAAAAAGACGACTGTTGACGCAACGCGCTAAGCTGCGTCGCCGCCGTGTATCCGCTTTCCATTCGGAAGCCGAAGAACGTAACGGTAGCGGAACCCAAAGCAGCAGTTGGTGGTATTTCTGATGCAAGAGTGCTGAAGCCTACACCGCTCCCGCTTGTGGGGTCACCATATGCACCGCTCCCGAGAAAATGGGTAACGTCGTCGCTGTCAGTAAGGTAGACGCCGAACGTGTGCAAGTCGCTGGTAATGTCGGGGTTCCAGTCTTCAGGGAAACTAGCATCGGCAAGCAACGTAATGTCGCGGCTGCGTTGACGATGTTCGGCGCGGAAGTTCACGATTTCCCCAGGCTCGACAACGGCGGTTGTATCCAATAGGTTGATCTTGACATTCTTCGGCGCGTAAATCGCGTTCGTTCGCTTGTCGGGCGTGTATTCCATTTCAAGGGCAGTTTTACCCAACCCCCGGTGTGAGCGGCTGTAAAGCGAGAACGTAACCGGGTCTTCGTAATCGTACACGATGTAAGGTAGAACACGTTCAGCGCGGAAATCTGCGATAACAAGGTCTTCGTCAACGTCGTGGTAGCTCAACGTTGTGTCAAGCATCGCACGATGCACATTCAATAGATCGTATGTGCCGTCGCCGTTATCAACAAACTCTTCGTAGCCCATGATTTCGTAAGGTGTGATGATAAGCCGGTTACCTTCGTAAACCCCGATCAAGCCTTGGTTAACTAGCAGATCGGGGTTCACAACGTCCTTAATCGTGACGCGCGGCGTGATGTAGTCGGAAACGTTAGCATAAGGCTTAATCGGTTTCGCAAACTTCGCGTGCAGCGCATACGGCATGTCGATCTGTACCCGCGCGTCGGTGTCGGTCAGGTGCGCGTTCGTGAATAGCTGGTACTGGTTCGCCGGGCGCGGGAACACCATAGGAAACGAGGTGTTATCGACCGCTTCAAGCGACTGTTCGTAGCCCGAGTTCGCGAGATACCAGAACGGCGCGCTGATAACGAAACCAGGAACCGGCGGCACCGGGTTAAGGTTCACAACGACATGCTCAGATGGTTCCGGCACGGCGAAGAAGTCGTTGACCTGAACGTTTTCGTATTGCTGACAAGTCAACATAACGTAGTTCGACGTTGACCCTTGTTCCGCGATCTTCGAAGCAAACAGCGGGAAGTTCGAAAGCCCGTATTCAGGCCACGAGATAAGGAAGGGTTCGCCGGGCAGAATATCAGCGGCTTCGCGGTTGCCCTGAAGCGTGAACCCTAGGCGGGGCGACCCTTCGTAGGTCATGAACAGTTGCAGCACCGCCGCCGCCCCGGCCTGCGTCTTGACGGTTGACAAGCTGTTATCACTTACCCGGCGGCTGCGGTCATTGGTCGGGGTAATCGCCGGGTTGGGTGACGAAACAAATTCGTCGGCGTAGTCGTTCGCGCGGTTTTCGAAGCTCACTTTGTAGTGTGTGGGGAAATCCAACCACCCCGACTTTTCCATGCGCTGAACGGCGGTCAAGTTGGTGTTGTCGAGTGACACGGCGGCGCCTTCGTCAAACGCAGTTGACCGCAGCGCCTTCGCCCGTATCTTGCCCGTGTCAGGGTCAACGTAAAGAATGCTGCGTGTCTGCGTCTGGAAACTGTTAAGCAGGCTCACGCCGAAGTTCTCGTTGTAGCTCGCAATCCCGGCGCCTAGGCCGTCGGCGGCGTACTGAGCGGCGGCGGTCACGAGGCTGTCAAAGTCGAGCAATTCAGCGGCGACGCCGATAGCGCCCCAATCATTCAAGATAACGTCGGCCATCGCTTCCGACGGGTTCAAGTCTTCGCCAATCAAGCGATCCGAACCTAGGTCAAGGTAATCCGTAAGGCGCTCGACTTCGAACGAATAGCCAGCACCCGACAACACCGACGCGTCAACGCCCTTGAAAATGATATAAGCGAAGCCAACGTAGCCGGGCAAATTACCGGCTGCGACGAACTGAGCAAGATATGGGTCGGGTGTCTGATCGAACTCGCCGGAATGATAGATAAACCCGGAACCGAGCGCCGGAACGTTTTCCGTATTCGCGACTTCGTGTCGCCCGACCCCGAGCGCCCCCGACCACACCGCATCCTTGCCGACATAGATTTTCCGCAGCGTCACCCCAGGACCGAGGCAAATGCACATTGCCGCGTCAACGCGGTAGCCGACGACCTTGCGCGTTACCTTGGTTGTCGTAATGTACTGATATTCGGTGTAGACGTTACCGAAGGTGATAAAGTCGGCCATTAGTAATCTATCCCCTTCGTCTTGACTGTCTCGGTCGTAGTCTCAACGGTTTCTTCAATGATGTTCTGAATATTCCCGTACCAGATAAAGTTAGGCTGTACTACGCGAACCCTGCCCACAATATACGGAACGGGCGTGTCAAGTCGCGCGGTCGGCAAAGACAAGTCGGGCCGGTCGGTGTTAGTCGTGACGATGCGGCGGTTAATCTCGCGATCTTTCACGTTGCCGGGAAACGTGTCTTTGTGTTTGACTTCGCTTATGAAGCCTACGTGTTGAGCCATGTTAACCCCCGCTCAGAAAACCGCTAAATACGTTTGGTTCGCGCGGTGTTGCGCGTGACCGTGTTTCGCTGAACGAATTGACAATCGCCAAATCAGGCAACGCCGGGTTTTCCGTCGGTATGGTCGGAAAGCCCGAGTAGTTCGCAACGTTGTCGAAAACCGAAACGCATGTTGACCGCAGATAGTCGCAACCGCGCGTAATGGTCGCCGTGTCGTAATCAGCCGCCTTGATGAAAGGGTAAGCGATGCTGATAACGTTCGACACGTTGTTGACAATCACGCGTTCTTCGTTGCCGATCCGAATACGCCCGTTCTTCAGCGCGCCGTCGGCGTGCGCGTCATCGTCAACAGTTACGGTCGTTTCGGTAGTCGAGACGATGCCGGTAACGTGCCGGTAGTCCAGGGGGTCAAGCTTACACCGCTGGTCAAACAACTCGTTATTGCACATATTCTGATAATAGACCGACGCGACCTTACGGGTTAACTGCGTCTGAATTGCCGACTTCGTTTCGAGTGTATAAGTCTCATTCTTGACGCTATGGCCCGTAACGGTCCCGAGCACCCGGCGCTTGTAGCCTTCAGCCCCAACATGGAACCGGAACACCTCAACCGTCATGTCAGGCGGTGAAAGCGACCGGCCATTGTCTTCGAATATCTTTGCGCTTGTGGGCACGTCGAAGTTAACCGTTTGTATGCTGGTCGTGATCGCGCTTACCTCAGTAACCCCGCGCGTGATCTGAAGCGGCTCGTAAACCTGACCCTCAAACGTAACGGGGTCTTTAAGGTTGGTGTAATAGTACGACCCGAGCACCCCAACGAACTTAAAAAGCTCGTAGGGTGCCCCGAGTGCCGCCGACTTATCGTAAACGGTGTATGTCACGCGTCAACGCTCCTAACCGAGATATTGAACTTTGTTTTCAGTTGCTCGTGCGTGACCGTTATAACGTCGCCGTTGAGGCGCACGAGAACCAGGAAAGAAACACGCGAGATATTCGCGCTAGCATACCCCGTATCAAGGGTCAGACGCAAGCCCCCCGCAATCTCTGCGACGCCGGTTACGACATGCCGGGAAACCACGCCCCCGGCTTCGATTTCGATACGCTTAAAGGCGTTCTGGTCGAACTTGTTCAGATACGCCCGCCCGATGATATCCAGCGTTGTGCCCGGCGAGTTCACGCCCGGTTCCAAGTCCTGACGATAGGTCGAAATCAGGAAGGGCGACCGCTTGCCCTTCATTGCGTCGGCAAGCCCGCGCCAACGATCCATGAGCGGGCCGTTTCGGTCGATGCGATACGAGCGAACACCGCCGACAAATGTTCCGGCGTATGGGCTGAAGATCGCCCGGCGAACGTCGGCGGCGTCGTCCAGGGAAATCAGCCCCCCGTCGAACGCGTCGGTTATCCCCTCTTCGGCCAAATGGCGCTGATCTAGGACCGGGAAGCCATCGAAGGCCGTCAAGGTGTCCGAAGCCGCTGGACGGACCAGGGCGCGGCGGTTCTCGACGGCCTGAAGGCTGACCGAGACGGAACCCCCGAGCGCGCGCATGTTCAGCCCTGCCCCGGTGTCTGCGGTCATTTCGAGGGCGGGCATGACCCATGATCCCGCCGGAAGATCGAACGCAGCCCCAAAGGCGAACTGCAACGAGTTGGTGCCCACAATCTGCGCAATCTCAAACGCGCCGGTCTCGCCGTCGGGGGTCATGTAGTAAACAAAGTCACCGCTACGAATATCGGTGCGCTCGTCATTGTATGCCAAGTTCACCCCGCCACTCAACACGGGCGCCGTGATCTGAACGCCGTAAGCGTAAAGCGGAACCAAGAAAACGCCCTTCATCTGCGTATGCAGAAAATCGAACATCAAGCGGCGTTCGGCTTCGGTTGTCACCGTGTAAGTGTAGTCGAGCGAAAGACGCGGTTCACGGCGAAGTGCCGACCGCTGTTCGCTTCCGTCACGCGAGACCGCTACGCTTGTCAGGTACTCCCAACGCTCAGTAATCGGCGTTTCGGGAACCAGGGTAAAGCCGGAAAGCGGAACCGAGTTGATAAGGTAGCTAAAGGTAAAGTTCGTCGCAACTTCGACCGTCGCAATGCGGTAATCAAAGCTGTAATCAACGCTAAACCCAAAGCCGTAATCAAAATCAAAGTCGGTGCCAAGCTGCACGGCGTAGCTGAAGCTAAACGCCTTACCAAGCTGATACCCGTAATCAAAGTCAAAGTCGGCGGTGATTACGTATTGATAGTCAAACGAGAACGCTGCCCCTAGCTGAATAGCGTAGTCACTTGAGAAAATCGCCGCGACTGCATACTTGTAGTCAAACGTAAAATCGGCGGTGATCTGATAAGCGTAATCGAAAGTGAACGATGACCCCAGGTCAACAGCGTAGTCAAACGCAAAGTCGGCCCTGAGAACGTCGTTTAGGATATATTCGAACGTGTAAGACCGGCCCAGGTCAATAGCGCTGTCAAAGGTGAAAGACTGCGCAATGCTGTATCCGTAATCAAAGTCGAACGACCGGCCCAGGTCAAGCGCGTAATCAAAGCCAAAGGTCGCAGCAAGAGCCGACGCATAATCGAAGCTGAACGACTGACCAAGCTGGATAACAAAGTCAAAGCTGAACTGCGTCGCGATGTTGTAGGCGTAATCAAAGCTCGCGCTCTTGCCAAGCTGGATAGCGTAATCAAACGAAAAATCTTCGTCAATCGGCGGCGCGGTCGTTTCGCTGACAGTATAGAACCCGGTTGGGTTTTCGATATTGCTGCTTTCAGCCAAAAGCCAGTTAGCCGAAAGCTCGCCGTTGCGCAAGTAAACGTAATTGATGGAACCAAAAATAACTTCGCCTACGGTTTCATCTTCCGCACCAATGTAAAGCGAGGGAACCGCCGCCGACTTGGTGGCCGGGCGCTGAGCGCAACCGGTATCAGTGGCCGACAACACACCGTTGACCCAAATCTTACGGTTAGTCGTTCCGCTTTGCGTGTGGTGCAGGCGGCGGCGTGTTCCGATGGCCGGGGCGGAACCTGTCGCCATAAGCCAAGTGTCGGTGCTATTCCAAATCCCGTATTGGCTGACCGACCCGCGAAGTACGAGCGACGCGCGAAAGTTGTTCGAAGTGTCGATAGGCGTGTAAGACAGAATTGCGCCGTTGCTCGAAACGTTGTTAGGAACGTTCGAAGCGCCCATTGTCCAGGTCGTGCGGTAGGGGAAACCGTCTGCACGAGCGTAGCCCGCGCCGTTCAGGTTGAGCCAACCAGGGAGACCCGTAATACCGTCCGACGGCGAAAACGTATAGGCTGCGGAAAGCCCTGACGAATTGTCGAACAAAATAATGAAGTTGCCCGAACCAATGTGGGCAATACCTTCCATAAACCCCGGAATATCACCTTGCCATTCAAGCGTGCGCGTAACGCCGTTAAGCGTTAGTTTGTACAAAACTTGACTGTCGCAGGTAATCCAGTAATGGTTATTGTAGTATTCAATACCCTGTTTCTTTTCGATGTTCGGGGTAGTGATGAAACCAAGGTAGTTAAACGACGTATCGTATTTATGAAGCTTGTTAACCCCCGCCGGGGTAAAGTCGGTAATAACGAACCAATCATTGATAGGATCGTAACAAATACTCGAAACTTCGTGGCCTTGCGCCGAAATGTCGTAAGTGGTTACAAGCGTCATAGTCGCGGGGTCAATCACCGCAACGTGCTGGTTATCGTAAGGGCTGTTCGGGTACGTCTCGTACACGACGTACAAATTGCCGTCGTAAATAGTGCCGTCGCCAAAGTGGTTTACGTCGGGCGTGCCGATACTTGACAGCAAGAACGGCGAACCTACTGCAACCCACGACGTTGTGTACTTTTGAATGTCGAGCGTGTCGATAGCATAATAATGCGTGCCGTCGTATGCAAGCCCCTGATGAACGTTGATATCAGGGCCAACCGCGCTAACGTCGTAATTATAGGCCGAACTTGACCCGAGCAAAGCCGCGTTGCGTCCGTTACCGGTACGGTCAACAAGTTCGTTAAAAACGTAAACGCCGTCGTAGTCTGCCCACACTGCATTACGGCCATTCGTGGCCGTCGGGTCATACTTGCTTATCCCGTTGTAAATGCGGAACGTAAAAACGTTGTCGCTTGCGCTGAGCAAATCCGACTTATAGAAGCATTCGCCGGTTTCTTCGTTCTTGTTTACCCCGAGAACGTCAATAGGCAACTCGGTGCCGCCCGCGTTGAACACGCGAAGGTTACCGGCCAACTCGTCAAGATAGGGCCAAGCCGCCGACGGGATATCCTGCAAGCGAAGGTAAACAGGAAACGCGGTTAGGTTGCTGAGCACTTCCCCAGCCGGAACCGTAACCGTAAATTCGTAAGTCTGATAAACGTATGTGTAATCAAAGTCAAAATCGGCCGAAATCGGAACCGGCTCTTCAGTCGCTATCTCGTAGTTAAACGAAAAGTCAACGTTCAAGGGGAGGGTCAACGTATAGACCTGACCGAGCGACACGCCTTGACTGGTAAGGTCGAAGCTCCCGAGCACTGCCCAGGTGCCGTCAGGCTGAAGCTCTTCGACGGTGAAAACCTTAATGGTCGTGGTCGCGAAGTTGTCGCCGCGTGCGCGGATTACAAGCTGCGCAAGCTCACCCGAGGAAGCCGCGTAAACTCCCCAAACCGGCCATGGCGAACTATCCGGCCCGGCTGAATACTGCGTTGAGTTGTTGCCGTCAATCGCCTTGTGTTCGTCTTCCGTCGTGCTCACCCGGCGGTTAGCGAACGCGCGACCGCCGTTAGCCGCCGCAAAAACGTTTGTGCCGCCGATTGTGTAGTAGCCCTGCACTTCGGCAAAAGAGCACTCCGCAGCCGCCGCGCCGAAGTCATCACTAACCACAAGACGGAACGCGCGGTTAGCCCCCCACGCTTGTTCGCAAACGACTTTGTTGATTATCGTGGATGCAGTCGCAAAGTTAAGGGTCGCAGATTGACCCATAACAATCTCAGTATAGTAAAGCCCTGCGTTTTCATCACCCGCACCGTTACCGCCGACGTAAAGCGCCGTCGAGCTAGGGTAAGTTACGTCGCGGGCACTCGGTAGCGGCTGGTTCTCGCGAAGCCCCGGCGTCGCGAAAACATTGTTCGCGCTCATAAGAAAGCCGGTCCAGCCCTGACCGCTAGAGTTAAGGCCGGTCATAGTCGGGTCGATACCCGCCGCCGTCGCGTCAACCTTCGCCTCAAGGCGCGGGAAGCCAGAACCCCCCAGGTTAACGCCGAAGCGGGTATAAGGCGACGGGTTCGACCCCGATTGCTGTACGATCTTCGCGATAGTTGCGTAAGTTTCGTTCGTGGTGTTGCCACCGCAGACCACGGCGAGGAACGGGCGCGCGGTCATATAAGGGCGCGTCGTGCCGTCTGTCTCACCCTTCATAAAGTCGTTAGAGCCGTCAAACTTAATCGCAGCCTTACCGGTCGGCGTCACGTTCCAAAAGAGTTTTGGCCGGTTCGCGTTTGTGTTCTGAATAAGGTCGTCGCCGCCGGTCTGGTCATAAAGACGCATCACGAAATAATCGTAATTTTCCGGGGTCAGCGGTACGTTAAGTTCGCCGTCGTCGTTTGCGTAATAATCAATCTCAATGTCAGCCGGGCCACCGCCGACGCCGGTATAGACGCGAAGGACACGCAGAATTGGGCCGGTGTACGTCGAGATAAGGCGACGCGCACCCCACGCGCCGGTTAGGGTTTCGCTTGTAAGCTGGTCGTAATAAAGACCCATTATGCCACCCCTAGAATACCGGCGAACTCTTCGCGGTTTGCCTTGACTACGTTAAACAGCGTGTCGCGACCTTCTGCGGTCTGCATCGCGCTCAGTATGGCCGACGGATCGAACAGATTGATGACCGTCGGGGCTTCCGCCTGTTGTGTGGGCACGGCTTGCGCGTTGCGCTGTTCCGCCGCCCGCTGTTCGGGGGTCGATACACGAATAGTTTCGTTCGGGGTAGCCCGCAATTTCACAAGCTGGCTATCGGAACCACCCGAGCCACCTACGCGCGCTTCGCCGCCTTTCTTGAACCCGAGCGTGCTAATAGTGCTCGTTCCCGTCGTGCTCGTACCGCTACCCGATCCCGAGCCGTTCGCGTCGTAGCTGTTTGCGGTGCCCGGCATTTGCCCGGTTTTGTCAAGGATTTCGTTCTGAAGCTTCAGTTGAGCCGCCTGTTGCTTGAACAAGTCAGCTTGCGCCTTCAGATTGTCCGTCAACGCCTTCTGATAATCGATCAAAAGCGAACCAATGGTTGTTCCGAAGCTGTCAATAAACGCGTTGCCCCAATTGTTCCAAAGATCGTAAATGTTGCGCCCGGTTCCTTCAAACTTGGCAACGAAAACGTCGTTAATATTGGTCTGCTTTTCGGCGGCACTATCCAGGGTGCTGCCCAGCTTCGCCGCGTTGTCGGTGCCCGCTTTTTGGAAAGCCTTAGCGCCGTCGTCGGAACCCTTTTCGATACCCTTACGCATCGACCCGGCGCCCTTGTCGGAAGCCTTTTCAATCTCTTTGCCGACGGAACCGCCCCCGAGCGCCGACTTGATTTGCTTTCCGATATCCGCGCCCGCCGCCTTAAGATCGTTCGCAGCCTTTTCGCCGCGAAACTGAATTTCGGCTTCGTTGTTGCCGTTGAAAATGAACAGATCACTGAAGTAGTCTTTGATCTGGCCTACGGTCTCTTCAGCCTTAACCGCAAGGTTGGTTAGCCCCTCTTCGCCTTGGAAGAGATAGACAACGAACGCAGCAAGCGCGGCGGTTGCCGCAATGATGGCCGCAGCCCAAAGCGTAATGGGGTTGGCGACCAGGGCGACGCCGAACGCGACGACTTGAGGAACCACGGTCAACAGAACCGACCCCATACGGATCAAGGACGAAGACAGCACGCCGACGGTGCTAATCGCCGCTGTCATGGCACTGCCCACAAGCGCAACGGTTATTGCAGCGGCGAGCGCGAGCACGACCGGGGCGACGACGTTCATGTTGTTCGCGAGACCCTGAAGAGCCGCCGCGAACGTGCGCGAGACAACCGAGGCTTCGGCGCTCGTTGCAATCCATTGCTGAAACGATTGACGCAGCGCGACGAACGACTGACCGATGGTAAGCGGCACGGTCGCGGCAAGTTGCTGCGTGTCCTGAAGACCGACGGTCAGCGCATCAAAGAACGCCTTAACCGACACTTCGCTATTCTTAACGTCCTGCGTCAACGCAGCGACCGAGCCGCCCCATTCCTTCGAACCGTTAGCCGCCGCCTGCAAGAGCGGGTAAGCACCGTCGATTAGGGAATTGTATTCCTGAGCTTGCACCATGTTGCCGCCTAGCAACTGCCCAAGCTGTTGCAGCGCGCCGGATTGCGCGGCGGTGCCTGCGGTCGAAAGCTTCATTGCCGCCGCAATGCCTTCGGTCGTGCCGACTACGGCGCTTTGGCTAATCTGCAACTGGTCGGAAACTTCGCTGATTTTCCGATAGACAACGGCCAAATCTTCCGCCGCCTGACCGTTCTTGATTGCGGCGCCATAAATGCGATCTTGCGTATCGGTGAACGCTTGGCCCTCAAGACCGGCGAGCTTAAGCGAGTTAGAAAGGCGAAGCGCCGCGTCGCTGTACTGGATAAACTCGTTAGCAAGATAACCCACCGACAAGCCAACCAACGCACCTTTAAGCAAGTCGAGACCGCTTGCCGACTTCTTCGCGCTGTCGCCAATGCTTTCGATTTCACGCTTGACCGTAACCGTTCCTTTACTGGTTACGATTACTTGAACGCGTTCAGTTGCCATTAGAGCACCCTAGAGATATTAGGAAATTTGAAGGAACGCGCCGCACTCGCTACCCCGGCGGCGACCCCAGCCCGCACATAGTTTCGAGGCGCAAGCTTAGAATAGCCGTCATTCAATCGGGCAATGTACGGTAGGTTGTTCGTGATGTAAACCGTGTCATCTGGCTTTCTGCGGGCCATCACGCCTTGAGCCTGAGCGACGGCTTGCTGAAGGTTGGCGGCTTCGCCCATGGTGCCGCCCGAGCCGCCACGGTAGCGCGATCGATACGGGCTATACGCTTTGTAGGTCAGCCGAAAAGGGGAGTTCAGCCTTACCACGAAGTTCGACCGAGCGCGCCCGGTATCGATAGGCGTGCGCCTTACGACTTCGTATTGAATTGACGTAACGATAGAACCAACGAAGGCGTTAACGTCGTCCGCTAACGCCTTCGCAAACTTGTCGAAGAAAACGGCGGATTGACGCAAATCATGTGTCATCTTTCAGCCCCTTTTTCTTCTTGCCCTTCGTACCGGTCTTCGCCTTCTTTTCGGCTTCCGTAATAAACTCTTGGTCGAGCAACGAAATAACCGTAAACAAGTCTTCGATTTCGTCAGTGGGCATTGAATAGAACCGCCCGTAATTGGTTATCGCATCCCAGGGAATGCGCGCGCTTTCGAACGGTCGGCATGTGGAAAGCTCTTGAAATGCGTTGAAGTAAAACGCCCCTATCGCGTCGATTGTCGGGGCGTTCTGTATTGCTTCAGGAACGGGCCGGTTAAACCGGTAGCAGTCCCTTAAAATCTGCCGTTCGATTGGCCCTTGCTTACGCTCGTAGTCAAGAGCCGCCTTTAGTTTTTTACTGCGTCGTCAAGCAGCTTTTGCCGGTAGTACTGAGCGTCTTCGGCGGTCTTCTTGACTGCAAGAAAGAAGTCGGGAACGTCGAGGAAGAACGCAACCGCGTTGTCAACGGTGAACGGAAGCAAGCCGCCGTTGCCGTCGTCAATCCCCTCTTTCCATTCGGGGGGTTCACCTTCCGGCGCAACGTCCGTTTCCCACAACTTGACGACCGTTTCGGCCCAAATCGTATAGAAAATCTTCCGGCCCATTTCGTCGGGCATAACGTCCAGGTCAATCGCCCGACCGTGCTTCTTGTGCGCGGCAAGCATCGCAGCGCCGTAACGCTGGTTCGCACCCCCGGCACGCGCGAGGGTCAGGCGGCAATTGCCCAACTCAAGCTCAATCCCTTCGACTTCCAACTTTTCGGAAGTCTTCATCTTGTTACGCAAACTCTTTGTCATAACGCTTTGTCCTTGCGGGGTTGGTAGGCTGAAGCTTTACGCTTCAGCCCGGTTCGGGAGGTAATCGAAAAACACCCAAAGCAGGGTGTAATCCGTATTCGGGTTGAGCTTGGAAGCCGTGGCCGCATCCATCGTGAGCGGAAGCGTAATCGGTTCGTCCTGCTCGACGTTAAGCCGGGCGTTGCCCAGGGCGATCAGCGGAACGTCAACAACGAAGCCGCTGTTCTCTTTCGCGACCGCCGCAAAAAGCTGAACGTTCTCGTTGTTGCGCACTGCGGCGACCGCTTCGACCGTCGAGAAATAGGCCGTAGCTTCGGCCATGACTTCGAACGTTCCGGCGGTGATATCGAAGCCACCCAGGACCGCAACAGCCTTGTTAACCGAAAGGTTGTTGTTGACCATGAGCGTAAGCTCAGTCAAGTAGCCGAACAGCGCGCCGGGGGCTTCGTTGCCGGGGGTATAGATCGAAAGCCGCATGTTCGCGAAGTCCGACGACGTATTGAAAGCGTCGCGCTCTTCGCTGACCGCACGAGTACCGGCCTTGACGCCTTCGGTTGCCGTGCGCTGCTCGTTGTCGATTGCAACGAATGCAATGTCGCAATTGATCTTGTCGGCCTGTTCGATCACCATGGAAAATTCACCGGGCACCGCGCCGACGAGGTATTCGGATTGCACGTTGCTTGACGCCGTGTCGGGGGCGCCTAGCTTGCGTTCGATCTGGTACGACCGGCGCTTGATCCGGTCGCCGGTTTCGTTCTTGAGAACGCGCCCGAGATAGACCGCAATCGTTTCCGTCGTGCTGGCTTCGGTGACCATGGCCGCTTCTGACTGGTCGATTTCGATGTAACCGGAAGTGACCGCACGAACGCGCTTGAAGCCGTTGTTAACGGCGTTGCTGAAGAACGTTCCGGCGGCGTCACCGCCTACGAAAATCCATTCGCCGGGGATGATATCGTAATCGGTGAAATCGACTGAAGACGAGGTGAAGCGCGGCCAAGTGCCCGAGGCGTCAACGTCCAGGGTTCCGGCGCCGCAGACGATGCCGACCACTTCGATTTTGGCGCCCGCCGGGGGCGATCCTTCGACCGTCAGACCGGCAACAGTGACTTCGCCCGCACTCGTGCCGCTGACCGACTTCAGACCGTTGTTCCCGGTCTGAGCGAAGCCGGAAGCAAAGACAAGCTGACCGGCGGCAAAGCCGGTTTCGTCTGCGACCGCGTAACCCGTGCCGGTGACGGCGGTAGCTTCAGCGCTCAGTTTGCTGCGGTAGTCCGCGAACATCACGCCTTGCAGAAGGTCGGGCGTGTTGGAAAGGGTGAAGTCTTGGTTGTAGCCGCCGGATGCGTCCAGATCGGTAATCGCGCCCTTCTTGCGCTGACGACTGGAATTGATCGGGTTACGCGCGAGCAACGTAAGCTCACCCCCGAGGTCGTCATAGCTGTTCGGTTCCTGCGGAACCCAAACCGGCGTAGCCGGAAGCACGCCTAGCGTCTCTTCTTCAGCGTACGCAAGTTCGGTTTCGTTGCTGTCAATCTTCTTACGGGCTACCATTGGTCAAGCTCCTATTTAGGCTATTTGGTGATACTCGAAAGCGCCGGTTACGTCAATGCGGAACCACGGCGAGGCGTCTTGTTCGGTCGGCTCTTCGATACGCACGTTGCGGAACCAAACACCGGAAGCCGTGCGCGCGCCTTGGAATATCGTCTGAACGTCTTCGGCTTCACCGTAAGGGGTCAACATACCCTTGCCCGCCTTGGTGTAAAGCTCAATCTGGAATACCCCGGCGCGATCCCACAATTTAGAACCGTCGGCGCCGCCTAACGAGCCTTGCCCGCCGTCGGTGTGGTTTACGCGGATGCGTGCCCAGCCGTCACCGTTAGCCGGTGCGGTGAACTTCTTGTTAGGCAAGTCAACGTTATCCGTTCCGTAATGGTCGGTGAACAGCTTAACAATCTCGCTAACGGCTGCGTAAACGCTTGGTGCGGTCATGGGCGTTTCATCCCCAGGTAATACAAAAGCGTCGTGTCACCGGGCTTGAACACTTCCGTTGCATTAACGGCCCAAACGCTCCCGTCGCTGTCAATAGCGCCGGTGAACTGGTCAAACGCGTTCGTACCGTCTGCGGCAATAATTGCGATCTGTTCGCTTTCCTTCATAAGCTCGCGCGAGCGAACGGAAAGCCCCAGGTTGACCAAGCCCGAGGGATAGACGAAGACGGCACGAATACCGGCCACCTCTTCCGGGTCGGCCACGGGGGCGCCTAGCGGGTCGGCGCTGTCAACTTCCTGAACTTCTTTCGTAAGCGTAATCAAACGCCCGTACTCCGCAACCATTTCAGTTGCAAACGCAACGTCGGCGGAATAATCATAAGCCATCTTCAAGCCCTATATGCGCGAAGTGCTCCGCTCCCGTAGGCAAGCAACGGTGCAAGCGCTGCGTCAACCAACGGCATGAGCGGGAGAACTTGGCCCTGAAGCGCGACCGCTTCAGAGTATTGCGTTTCGATTGGCCCGAGCTTCTTCATTGTCACGAACTGCGCCGCCTGCTTTGTGGGCAGAACGTCAACACCGCTAAGGACTTCCATAGCGATCTGAAGTTGCGCGCGTTTGAGTGCGTCGGGGATTTCGTTACTGCCCACAACATACACGCCGATTTCGACGCCGGTTCGCGGGTAGGGAAGCGTTTGTAACATGCTTGTGCGCGCACCCTTCATTTCGCTTTCACGATACAAAAGGTAGTCCGCAGCGCGCACAAGCGGAATGTCGGAAGCTTCCGTATCGGTAACGGTCACACCGCGCAAGGCTGCGTAAGCGATCAACTCCGCTCGCGTAACGAACGTGTTAGCGTTAGCGACAACCGAACCTGTCTCGACAATCAAAGCCATTCGGCACCTGTTAGAATTGCGTTGATAAACGCGGTTTCACTCTTGCGGGAATAGGGCGGGTTACGAGGAAGAACCCCAACCCCCTGTAACGCTGCCAACTTCCGACGCGAGAGGCGACGCCGAAGATTGCGCGCCTTGACCAGTTGCCGCCGTGCCGCCTTCGTTTCCAGGGTTGAGGGTTTCCGATTGCGCTTCCTGCGGCGTTTCATTGGCTTCGCCCACCTTCGGATATTTCATGAGATACGCGCCGGGGATAGCCGGGCCTGCGACATAATCGCACTTCTCAAGTCCACCCGTGATCGGCGCCGAACCATTGCGAACACGAACCGTGGTAGCGTGTACGCGGGCCACTTCCTGAGCTTCCGCAAGCTCGATATCGGTAGCCACCATTCCGGCGGTGAAGTAGAGCGTCGTAGTCTTGAACTTGTTAATGTCCATCGTTGGTACTCCCGTTGCGTTTGGTACTTACAAAAAGAGCCGGGGAGTTTTCACACCCCGGCCCATGGCATACCGGCCAAATGATCCGGTTAGTTGGTCTTGACGAGCACGCCCGCCAAATCCTTGTGGCTCGTCGCGATCCGGTCCCAATTGGTCGAAGTGAACAGAGCCGTATCGGTCGGCGCCTTGCCGCCGTTGGTCTTGTCCCAGGCGAACCCCTTGATGCCGACCGAGTACGACCATTCCGCCTGCATGGTACGCAGAAGGTTTTCGTCGCCGTTCTTCGTTTCAACGTTGCTGTCGTAGTCGCCGTTCTGCGACACGATAGCAGCCCCGGCGGTCAGGCCGATGGTGTTGTAAACGTCGGGCGTTGCCACGGTATCGACCAGGGCCGGGCAATCGGTGATGCAGAAGCGACGACCGAACGGGTCAGACACGATATTGACGTTGCCGTAGTTGAACAACTGTTCGGCATTGGTCAGCGCGTTGTCGAACAGATCGAACATCGGCGTAGAATGCATGAGCCAGCAGCGGATTTCACCGCTCATGTCGCCCATCTTCTGCGCACCACGGTTCAACGTGCGCTGCGTCATGGTGTCGGGGGTCAGGGCGGTAGCGTCATAGACAACCGCAGCCTGAGCCGACAACGCGGCGACCAGGGAACCAACCGAGACGTTGAGCATGTCAGCGAGCGTGTCGCGGGCAAGCTGTTGCGCGTAGGTCGCGGCGGCAAGTTCGGGGTTCTGTTGCAGCCAACGGAACTGGCCGGGGTCCATTTCCAGCGGCGGCGTGCCTGCGGCGACCTTGACCATTACGTCAATCAGGTGCTCAAGGGACTTGGCCGCAACGGCGCCGGTCGCGTAGGGGTTACGGCGACGGACGAGGCCGGAAACCTTCGCGAAGAAAGCCGTTTCCGAATAGTCGCCCGAAAACGGCTGAGCGGAAAGGATCAAGCCGCCGTCGGTGGCCGCGTTGAAGAGTTCGACCTGTTGCGCGAGAACTTCAGTCGTAGTGGAATAAAGCTGTTCACTGAAAACAGCGAGATCGGAAAGCGCCATGTTTCACCTGTTAAGTGTTGTTGCCCTGTTCGGCTTCCTTCTTCGCGGCCATGTGCGCCGCAAGTTCTGCGGGCGTCATTTTGGCAAAGATGGGCCGTTCGTTCTGTTGCGTGTTCGGGAGGATTGGCGAGCCGCTGGCTTGCTTGTTAGGCGGTGACCCGGCGCTGCCGGTTGCCTTTGATGCGATGACAATACCCTTATATTCCGGGTTGTCAACAAATTCTTTTTCCAGGTCCGCAATCGTTGCGGCGCTTGGTTTTCCGTCCGCGTCGAGCACCCGAACCTTAGTCGGGTCTTTCGGATCGATATCCAGGCGTTTCGCGATTTCCTTCTGCATAAGCGCCGGAACGGTGAACTTAGCCGCGATCTTTGCGGCTTCGGCGTTCGCGTACCGGTCGCGGCGTTCGCCGGTCAACGTGGTGTTGAGTTCGGCAACGGTGCCTTCCAGCGTCGCAATCTTCTGCTTATAGCTCTTTTCGATGGCTTCGAAGTCGCCGCCGTTCTTCTTGATTTCCTCAAGTTCGGCCTTCAGCGTCTTAAGCTCAGTCTTGGCCGCTTCCTTCTCCCGCTTCTCAAGATCGCGGGCGTTGATAAGCTCTTGCGCGTCGTCGGTGTCGAGCACGTACGAACCGCCGTTAGCCTTGTATTCGGCTTTCAGTACGTCGTTCAGTGCGTTGTATTCGGCTTCAGTAATCTTGCGTTTCAGGGCCATTGCCTTAACCTTCCGTGTTGAGTTGCATTAGCGGTACGCGCTTTCCGAACTGTTCCGCTGTCAAACGGCGAGTGTTGCGAAACGCTTTGAAGTCGTCCGCTTTCGCCGTTCCGTTCTTGATCGCCGCAAATTCCTTCGGTGTCAATGCAGCTTTCAAAAATTCACTAGGTTGCCCGCGCAACCACTCGTAAAAGGTTCGCCCGGTCTGGTTCGCAAGATCGCCCGCCATGCCCACAATACGCGAGCGGCAATTGTGATGCGCGGGGGGTCGCGGTCCTTTTCCGTAAGCGTAAATCTTAAGGTGACGGCTGCGGCAAACGGCGGTCGTCACGCTATCCAGGGTCGAAAGCCATTGATACTTGTCGTAAATCAACCGGCCTATGTGGTAATCAAGGTACGATTGAACGTGCTGCATCATGGTGCGAACGACGGTCTTGTATTGGTTCGCGATCTTGCGCGATAGCCCATCCTTGAACCCGAGCCGGGGCGTTCCCTTGATCGCGGCAATAAGCTGGTCGGTTGTCCACTTCTCCGCATAGGCTCGCTTAAGAAGCAAGGACACTTGCGCCAACGTCGAGCGTGTAAAGTCCTTGATAAGCTCTAGCGGTGAATGACCGACGCCGGGGATAAGGTCGCGCGTGATCTGTTGCCAAAGGCGCTTGTTACCACCCGTCGAACCGTTGAAGTCCTTCGCGGTGATCTTCCGCCCCGATGTGAACTCGTAGTTCTTTTTCGTAACCGAAAGCGTCGCAGCAAGCACGGTCTGCATTCGGTCAAAGAAGCTGAGCGTTAGCCGGTCGAACTGCTTAGACAGCAACTTGCGGGTGCTCGCCAATAGCTCCGCAAGTCGCGACTTCGGTACGGTCGCGAACGACGTAAACCCGAGCTTAAGCATTGCCCCGAGTAGGGCCATGATAACCGCGTCTGTAACCTCTTCGGCGCGGTCGGCTTCGTTGTCCTTGACCGCTTCGAAAAAGATTTGTTGACGCAGCATAACGTCAACTTCGGTTGGCGCGCTCATTCGTCAACACTTTCCGTTCCATCCCCGCCGCCCGAGGGGTTGCCGGTGTCATCCGCGTTGCCGTCGGGGTTGTCGGGATTGTCTTCTGCGTCGGCCTGCGTGCGATCCGCCATAAGTTCGGCGTCGTCCATAATCTCTTTGCGCGCTGCCTTGTCGTCAAGAACAGCGGTGCCGCCCTTGCGGAGTGCCGTACGCATTTCGGTAAAGCTGATCGCTTCAGCAATCCATGCTTCAATTGCTTCTTTGCGCGCTTCCGGCGTGCTGAAGCTAATCGAATACTGCTTATTCAGTTCGAACTGAATATTGTCGTCCTTGATGCCGATGAACTGAGCGGCGAAGTAAAGCGCCCATTCAAACGCGTTCGACACGTTGTCGGCAACACTAACAAGAGTGCTCTTTTCGCTTGCGGTCTCGGTCGCGGCTTCGGTCGCGGTGCGCTGAACGCTCTTCTGCTCAACGAGCTTTGCGCCTAGCGCTACCATCTGCCTTTCCTTGTGTTCCATTTCGGCAAGGTGCGCGCTTTCGGCCTTGACTTCCAGAAGCTTTGCATCACCGCCGACCGGCAACGGAACAGCCGCACGCGACCCCAGGCCGATACCGGTCTTAAAGAACTTTTCGGCCCACTGTTCGGTAAGCCCCGACACAATCACGGTCGGTTGGCTCGAAATGAAAAGCGTTTCCTCATGGTCGGCACTGTTGCGGTAATGCGCAATATTCAGGTCGGCCATATCGTAAAGCGGCGGGTAATCAATTTCCGCGTCGTTGGTTTCCGCGCCGATGAACTTAAACGGAATTTCCTTGAACGGTGCCCCGCTTGCATCGGTCGGCGTGACCACTTCCCCGACGTTGAACCCGGCGCCATTCGCTGCGGTCTTGCGCGCGATCTGCACGCGATAGATGCCTTCAGGGCTGAGCATGAGAATGCGCCACTGAACGGACTTCTTCACCGCAAAGCCATCATCTTCGCTGTCGTACTCTTCTTCAAGCACCACAAGCGAAAGCTTGGACACGGCGCCGACTTTGCGGTATCGCCAATTGATGATTTTGGAAGGGTGGTAATGCTTGATGACCGGGCGGGTGTTGTCTTCCAGGTCGGCCCGAGTGACGGCGCCGGTCGTTTGTGGGAAGTCAACGAACAAGCCCGCGCGACCATGCCCGAGGGTCAGGCCGGTAACTTTCTTGGCAAGCTGGACAATGCCCACACCTTCCCCGTTCGTGTCTTCGATCAGCGGAACCATCGACGGCGGAACAATGATAACCGGGTCTTTGTCGAAGATTTCCCCGAGGAAGCCGGAAAGGGTGCGGCGCGTCACTGCATAGAAGACGGCGCGCGTAACGTAAGCAGAGTACCGGTTGCCGTTGTCGTCAGTGCCCGGCGGTGACGGATCGGGAAGATAAACGGTCTTCCGCTTCTTCACCATTTCCGCGCCCGCAATAACGTCGTCAACCTTCTTGTAGAGCGGCAACACGGCCTGAAGTTCTGGACGAACGTAAGCCACATTCGGCGCGGCGGGTGTCAATCGTGTAGTGCGTGCCATGTGGCGCCCCTTAAGTTGGAAACCTGAGTTTGATAATCTTCGCGGTGCGGTCGCTCGTCATGAGCACCATATAACGCGTCTCGTCGTAAATGTGGTCTTCGCTCGTTGTATCAACGTCGTCGGGGTCTTTCTCGTCGCGCGGTAGGTCAGGCACGATTGAGATAAACGCCCGGCAATTTTCCATGCAGGCGATCCCGCCGCCCTCTTGCCTTATAGTCGCTTCAAGCCGGTCCCGCAATAGCTGCAACCCCTGCTTACGGCTTCCCTTGCTCTTATCCGATGCGATCCAGGTAACGCCCCTATCCGCCATCTTCTTTTCGATGGTTTCGGTCTCGGTCTCGTTTACGTTCCTGATTTGGTTGTCAGCCGGTCCAGGGTCAGGACGACGCGCGATCCAACCCCCGGCAATCAACAGGGTCTCGCGCTCTTTGATGCCGTCGGCAATGTCGCGAGCCGATAGCTTCAGGCCGACGTTCGTTCCGATTTCCTTTGTGCCGTACCATTCGAAGAACCGAACAAGCGTGCCCGGCGGTAACGTGAGTTCACGCGGTTGCCGGTGTTGATCGGTCCACGTAACCGTTTCACCGTTTGAGATAGCCCACCAACCGACCGAGAACGGGTGCGAGGAACCCCAATCGAATGCGCGGAACGTTTCCCAATTGTCGGGGATCGGGAACCGTGGGAGAACGTGGTGTTGCTTGCGCCAAACGTCGGCAATAGCACCGCCCGCGTTGATATCCCATGAACCGTCTTTCCATGCCTTCTTTTCGTTCTCGTCGGTAAGCTCGTGAAGCGTCGCGATGTACAACGGGTCAAGGTAAGGGTTTTCGGACCAGTGCCCGCCGATGGCGACTTGCTTGCGCGTAACCTCAACGTCTTGTTTCGTCTTCGGGTCAAACACCGTCATAGTCGTACGAATAATCGTGCCGTCGGGAACGGGGTCAATGAACCGGCGCTTAACCCACGAGTGCCCCGGCCCGTGCGGGTTGCACGTTGCGAAGACTTCTAGCGGGATCGGGGGCAAGGGCTTGCCGTCGGTCGTAGCGTACGGGCGTTCGTCCTCTTCCTCTTCCATAGGTGGCCCGCCGTTGTGACCTATCGCCCCTAGTCGGGGGGTGTCACGTTCGGGCGTGAACGAACTACGGTTCGTTGAGTTCATCTTATCGAACAGCCGCCCGTCGGCGTACTTGGTCAATTCGTTCCAACCGATAAACGGATATTCGTGACCGTGGTAAGACCAGTAATCGTCCAGCTTCGACACGACACGAAACAAAAGTTCTTCGCCGGTCGGCCACTTCCACTTATAATCCTTACCGCTTTCGAGGAACCGCGCGCCGTCGTTGAACTCTGGAAACCAACGTTTAGACTTGGTAACAAGGTCGTCCAGGTGCTTATATTCGCGGTCAAAGATAATGCCGCGCCAAAACGGCCCGTAGCCCAGGCCAACGCGCGAGCGAAACCGCATAAGCTGCGTATCAGTCTTACCCGGCCCGCGTGCGCCGTGATACAGTATTACATGCGCGGGGGCACTAAGCGCGAGTTCTTGGCTCGTGCCGCGAAGGAACCGCCAACCGTATTCGATTTTCGGGGCGTTAGCCGTGGCGAGATTGAAGGGTAATTGCATGTTGCTTTGCCCGCTGTTCCCATTCTTCATCTGAAGCCGCTACCGGCACGGGCATGATGCGAACACCAACCATGTTATTGATATTGATTTTCGGGTTGGTGCCGTCGGTGTCTTCAGTGTAGCCCATAAGCTGAGCGAAGAACTTGAGGTACTGAAGTTTCTGCGCGTCGTCCTTGCACTCGCGCTTATAGATTTCAAGCGCTAGCTCTTCCTTGGTCGGTACGCGAGCGACCGGGCCGAAGTGTGCAACTAGCTTCTCTTTCTCCGCAATCACGAACGGGTCATTAATCCAGTTCTGCGAAATATAGTACTGTTTGCCGGGGTTTTCCGGGTCAACCTCCCGAGCCGCCGCAAACGGATTGTCAGGCATACGAAGCCACGCAGCCGCGAACAGCTTCTTAAATGCGGTCTCGATTTCGGGCGTTTCGTACAACATGCCCACAATCTAGCGAACGGGCGCGGGCGTGGCAAGTGTCTGCGTCTCGTTATTCCATGCACGAATTGCGTCAAGCTGAACGACGCACGCCCGCAAGGAAGCTTCAGCCACATTTCCCCGAGTGACCAGATCGCCCGTTGTGTCGAGTGGTCCGGTGTATCGACCGGGCGGGGTCTTCAGGTATTCAGCCGGAACCGGGGTGCGGATCACGACCGGCGCGGGGATTGGTGCCCGATCAGCGACCGAGCACGCGCTTAAGCTCAACAGGAAGAGGGGTAGCCAGGAAGCCTTTAACATCGGGGTTCGTCCGTTCCAGTTCGGTAAGCTTGTTCGCGGTCGTCTCTGCGTCGGTGCGGATCGCTGACAGTTGCGAGTTAAGCAGGGCAACAAAGCGTTCGTCAATGGCGCGTTGCTGCGATAGACGGTCGATGCTTTCGGCAAAGAGCTTGTTCGTTGCAAGGGCGCTATCAATCTGAAGCTGAAGGGTTGCCCGCTCCGCTTCCGCCGCGTCGAGCTTGGCCCGCTGCACGAAGACAAGGCCGACCCCGGCCACGATGAACAAGGCCAGGGCGCCGACCCCGGCAAGGCGAAGATAGCTCACCATGGGTTCTTCGGTCCCTTCCGCCTACCGTGGGCCATCCGATACGCGTTGCGGCGAACCGTGGCGACTTCGGCGGCGTGGTCTGCGTGCTGAGTTAGGCGCGCGGTTATCGCGTCTTCTAGCTGCGTCGCCGCTTTCTGGTTCGCAGCACATGCCCGCGTCACGTTGTCGAGTAGGCATTGTTTCAAGTCGCGATTGCGCCCGAACACTGTAGCGAAGAAACCGAGCTTACGCATGGCTTACACGTCCTTTCCTCGTAACAGAAGATCGCTAAGACGAGTGAGCGCGGCGGTGTTCTGCTCTAGCGCTTGAACGCTCTTAACCGATACTTCGTTGAGTGACTTATGCAGTTCTTTGTTATCCATCCAAAGCGAACGAACAACGATAGCGAGTACGATAATGATTACGCCGGGCAACCCCAGCGCAAGCACGGTGTCAATGACCTTAAGCGTTGCATCCGCGCCCATTCGTAACGGTCACTTCTTGCTTGCGTATTCGCGCCACGGGTGCAACTCAAAATGCGGGCTATCCCAGCTATCCTTTGTCGTCTTGTCACCGTCGCGGTTGAAGTCGCCGCCCCAACGCAGTTTGACCTTGCGTTTTGCCGCTGCGGCAAACATCGCGTCGGCTATCTGTTTCCAGGCTGCGAACATAGCCTTGTCCTCCCACCCGGTGAACGGATAGGGGATAACGTCGATAGCACACGAACGCGGTTTACCCGTTGCCGGGTCAAGCTGATTGTGGGCACTGTTCGGGTAAGCTACTTTCGTAGTCTTTGCCCGCAAGGCTGCATCCTGCCCGGCCTTGTCGCGATGACCGCAAATAACGGTGAAGTCGCTCGCGCTGTTCTGAAGCGCTTCGGTTGCTATCTCGACTAGCAACGGGTGAACCCCGGCAAGGTTCCCCGAGGATCGTTCACCGAATGTGCGTGCCATGGTCTAGCCCCTAGGTTGATTTCGGCCACCTTACCCCTAAGCCGGGCAAAAAGAAACCCCCCGAAAACCTGCGACGAGCGGCTTTCGAGGGGTCCAGGGCTGAAGCTAGAAGGTCTTCAGCCTGAAGGCGGGGTGATGACCCCCCGCCGATTACTTGGTGCGGGCGACCCACACGCCGGGGGCGCCGTTCGGGGTCTGGTCGGCGGTGCCGTCGAACACTTCGAACTTGCGGGTGTAATCGTATTCGGCGCGGGTCTTGCCGTTCACGACCTTTTCACCGATCTTGTTCGCATAGCGACGGTTCGCAGCGCTTGCGGCGCTCGTCAGGGTCTTGTTCGGTTCCGGTACTTCGTCGGTCTTCGCGACGAAGAACGCATCGCACGTACCATCGGCGGCGGGCGGGTTGAGGTTGCCGAACGGATACTTCTCCGCAACGACGCGCGTTCCCTTTTCCTTGACCGGCGGCTTGAATGCGGCGCGGGCGAAACCGGACTGCGTGGCCGTCATGGTGGCCGAAGGTGCGGCGGTCTGCGTCTGAACGACCGGGGCGGAAGTCTGCGCGACCTGTTCAGTCGTCGGCGCGGAAGCCTGACCGGCGTTCATGTTGTTGACGTAGGCAACGCCCGCGTCGGTCGCACGAGTAGCCAGGGCGCCCGACTGGTCAACAATGCCGGGGTTCTGCTCGACAAGCTGATGCTGCACGAGTTCGGCAACGTCGGCGGTCTGGCAATGCATGAAACCGCCCGCAAGAGTGGCGGCGACGATCTGAGAAAGAAGCTGAACGTTCATCGTGTGTTTTCCTTTGGTTGGTCTAGCTATCGTTAGCTATTAGTGAGTTATAGAGCGTAACGCGATTACGTCAAGCCGGTTTCTTGCCGATATACGTTCTTTTCGTGGTATCGGCTGCGGCTTGGTTAACCGCGTCGGTCAGCCCCGACTTAATAGCCGCGTCAATCGTCGCCTGAATATCGACATGCATAAGTTCGGTCTGAGCTTCGACCGCGCACGCGATGCGGTTCAGGTTGTTGTTGATTTCGAAGGCCAGGGCTAGCATGGTATTGCAAAGCTCAGTGCCCACAATCAACGAGCGGTCTTGCGACGCCTTGTCGAACTTGCTCATATTTCCGAATAGCGCGCTGACAGCCGACTGCGACCGGCGTAAGAGTAAATCGGGGTTGAAGGGTTCGGGGGCGGGGTCGGGGTGCTGCATGGTCTCTCTTCCTCTTTGGGGGTTGCACGGGCCGAAATGTTGTGCCGGTTGAGAACGGCGTTGACGTATTCGCGGCGCTTGCCAACTATCCCGGCAATCTTGGCCGCAGTCAATTCCGGTCTCAATCTCTTCAATTCCAGAATTTGCGCCGTCGCGTTCATTGGCTTACTCGTTGGCTATCTGTTGCGCGTGGTGCAACATGCCGGTGCTAACGTAAGTGTTAGGCGCCGCGATGTTAACACGGGTCAAAACGCTACCGTCTTCAAGGGGCTTGCCCATGACTACAACAGCGTAATCGAAGTCATCGACCGACGCGAGGGCCATCATAAGCACTTCGCGCGGGCTGATCTTGTTAGCCGGTATCGTGGCTTTATGCGCTAGGTTGAATTTATCGTTCATTTGCGTTCCTTTCCGGTTCGGTTCAAACCATAGTGGCAAACCGAACCGGTGTCACCTACAAGTTTTAGCGCCCCGAGGGAACAATGGGCCAAACGTACCACTTGAGAACGTCAACGGCTTCCAACCACCCGACGGCCACTTTCGCAGCGTATCCGGCTTCGTTGAGGTAGGTAATCCATTCCTCTTGGTCGGTGCTTGTGTCTTCCTTGCGCTTTCGCTTAAGTTCGATGAACAGCCCGGCCCAATGATCCACCACGAGCGGAAGCATCATATCGGGAACACCCGATTTAACACCTTCAGCCTTCGCGCGGTTGCCCCGGATCGCGTCGCCGTGACCTTGGTTATGGATCGCGAACAGCTTCTTCAGTGCTGGAATGGTGTAGGAATTGCCGTGAGTGCTGCGCAAGGCGTCGCGCGTGCGGTAGTCGTAGGCTTCCGGCTGGTCGGCCCAGGCTATGCCGTACAGTGCGGCACAATTGGCCCAGGCCATCACGGCGCGTTGGTGTGCATGTTCGGTGCCAGATGCGGCGAGTTCGTGCGGGGTCATGTGGGAACCTCAAAAGGTGAACCCCGCTCACGTTTGCAAGCGGGGTTGATTGGGTCAGGTCAGCGACGCAACCGAGGTGTCGGGGATGCCGAAGCTAACCGACAACATACCGGCTTCACCGCGAAGCGTTTCGGCGTTCTTGTTGCTGTACACGAGATTGCGGATCGGAACCGCAACCGAGTTGCCGCCCTTGTCAACACCGGCCAGCATGAGGCGAACCGCCTTCGTGGTCGTGTCGCGTGCGACATAGACCGAGACCAGACGCGCAAAGTTCTTCGTCATGGCTTCGTAGTTCTTGCACGCGTCCTGAAGATCGGCAATCGTCGCGTTCTTCGTGTTGATGATTTCGCTGTTGTGGCGCCGTTCCCGTTCGATATCCTTGCGCATCCGGCTGATTTCCAGGTCGGCGGCTGCAAGGTTGGTGTCGAGCGTTACCGCGTGGTTATGAACGTCGGTCAAAATGACCTGCGGCACGTAACCGAGAGAACGCATAATTCTATCAAGCATCGGGGTTACTCCTGTTTCGTTGGACTGGATATTGTATACTCGCTTTCCGCACGTAACGCAAGCCGGTAACCGACTGTTTTACGCGTTTCGATAACGTGACGGCCCAAACGCTTCCTAATGCGCGCAACCTGTACGTCAATCGAATTTCGTTGGCTGGCTTTGTCTTCGCCTGCCCACAATGCACGGGCAAGCTCACCGCTCGAAACGTAATGGCCGGGCCGCTCTGACAGCACCGTTACAAGCTCTTGTTGTTGCGGGGTCAGGGTAGCAAAGCCCGGTACGATGTGTTGCGGCGATATCTCGACGCCGCAACCAGGGCAACAAAAGAGCCGCGCCATTAGGTCAAATCGATTTCGTTCAGATCGATAGCAACGCGCACCTCGTTGTTGAAGGTCGCGACTATCCGCTTTTTCATTTCATCGGGCAACGCCGGGTCATCGTGGATCGGATACAGGCCGTTGACCGTCGAGGTGATCGCGGCGCGCATCTGACGACGTTCTTCAACGAGTTCGTCAATGCGCCGGGTCAAGTCCTTTTCTGCGGCAACGTAATTGTCGTTCGCCTTCAGGTACGTTTCCGCAACGCGAACGATCATGGGCGCGGGTTCGGCCTTAGCCGGTGCCGGGCGATAGTTCGGGGCGGGGTTCTCCGCAATCTCGCGCGCCCGGTTTTCCAGGTGCTCCGCAATCTCGTCGGTCGGGTGACGCGCGTCGGTGCCGCGCAACAGTTTGGTAATGTAGCTCATAACGGGGGTTCCTTTCATGTCCGTTGCAACTTAACGCTAGATGAACGCGCCCGACCTGTCAAGGCTCGCGATTGAGCTTGTGCGCCGTAAGCATCTGAAGCGTGATCGCTAAGTGACCAATGACGGTCGCGTCGCCGGGGTGATCGCCATAGATGAAGAAATCCGGCCAATCTTCCCCAGGCGGTTCGGGTATGACGACGTAAACCGTGCCCCCGTGCTCGTGCGTGCCCGCTTCGATATGGTCGGCAAGGTAACGCAGTTGCGCCGGTATGTCGTTCAGGGGCGGGCCGTCGTGTAATGTTATTACATTTCCTTTCTCGGTCATTCGATAGCCCTCAACATTCGCGGGTAGGCAAACGCGGCGGCGCTGTCTTCGTCGGGTACGAGAACGATAATGTAATCTTCGCCCCCGCTAGAAATCCCCGGCATTTTGCCGCCGTTCGCGTGCTTGATCGCTTCCCGGTCAACTTCCAGGGTGTGCGGGAATACCCCGCGCCCCGCATACTTCCACTTCCCGCCGGGCTTGAAGTAAAGGTAAGTGCAATCGTGGTTCTCAGTACTCATTGTTTCCCATACGCCCCCTTGAGGTTGTAGACAGTGCGAACGGTCGAAGCACGCAGCCCCGAGCGCTCGCGCACCGGGAATGTGAAATCATACGCCGCGTCGTGTTCGAATTGTCCCCACACTATATCGATGCGTTCGGCGGCGGCTTCTTCGGTCTCGTAAGGACCGGCGAGCACGGTATAAAGCACCGTGCCGAAGTAAACGACGTACCACGGGCCATCGGTTTCGCTGTAGGTATCGACCGCAGCGGTGCGGACTTCCTCAACTTCCGCAGCGACCGCAGCCTTAACGGCCTCACCCATCGGGCCGGGCCAATTGTCGGCGGTCGGTTCCGGCCAAGCTGCGGCGGATACACCGGACCAATCACCGCCCGGCTCTATGTGCGCTTCGTCAATGTAGGTCAACGTAACCTTCGCACCGGCAAAGGGTGAAGTGTCGGGCGCGATCTTCTCCCATTCATCATGCGCGGTCTGCACCCAACCTTTCGCGGCGAGTTCTTCCGGCGTGCTGTCGATTGTCGCGGGCGTGGGGTCAATCCGCTTGGCATAAGGCCACGTGTCGGAACGCTCGTACTTGGCCGGTTCTTCCGCCACTGCGTCAACGGCAACAACTGACCCGTCGATGATCTGCGGTACGAGTTCGGCCCGGTGCTCGTGAACAACCGTCTTGCCAAAGTCGGGCGACATGATCGTTTCCAGGGCGCGCGAAAGCTGACTTTGCGTCGGCTTCGCAACCTGTTGATGATCCGGCCAAACGGTCGTGGCCTGTTGCGCGCCGGATATCTTCGCCAATTCTTCCGGGGTGATCGGCTTACCCCAATCGTTACTCATTACAACCATTCCTTCGTTGCGTTGATAAGTCCTGCGAACGTGACGCGGTGCGTGTGCGCAAGTTCGGGCGAAATGCTATCGCGAACCCGCAACAGATGCAATTGCATCATGTGCGAAATCGTCATTGCCATAATATAGCTTGTCTGCTTGTCGGTAACGAAACCGTCTTGCCTGAGCATATCAGCGACCACGGCGTTTGCTCGCGTCGCGTAGTCGATGGCGACCTTAGTAAGCTCGCTTGCTTCTGTCTCGTCGCTCATAGCACGGTCACCAAAAACAGACCGAACAGCGCGAGGCCGAAGACCAAAGCGCCGTTAGTGAATTGCTTCTGACGATATGCGACAAATTCACGTTCGTTCATGGCGGTATCCCTTTCGTAATCGTGTTACGTAACAGATACTCGCAAGCGGGGTACGCGTCAAGGTGCCCGCACACTTTCACCTCTTCAATGTAGGTCATAGCGTTAACAAATATCTGCGCAAGGTCGGCGTTCTCGAAATCCCCGAGCCATGCCCCGCCGCGTGTAACTTGCCAGTGCGTATTACTCGTGCGGCGTATCGCGGTCGCAGGGTGTGGCACCATTTCGATAAGGTAGGGAACGGCCATCACAACACCCCATTGTCAAAGGTGTGCCCGACCAGTTCATGCACGTTGCCGATGCGCTGAAGCCCGCACGCGAGCACGAGCTTAGCAAACTGGTCTCTGCCCGACTGCGTGCCTAAATCGTAATCGTAGGTCGGGCATGTGCTATGTGCTATCGGGCTGGTCGAATGCGTGATGACCTTCGTAAACAGGCCGTCGCAATAGATAGCGGCAATCTTGAGTTTCATCCTAGTAGCCTTTCGAGTGCGTGGCGCTTAATAGCCTTACGGACTTCCGCAGCCGTGCGCAAGGGCTTCCACCCGAGCGACTTTCGGTTTGTGAAGACATGGTAAAAGCCCGGCGTTCCCCTCACGATGTAAAGGAAACCGTGGGCACGAATGAAGCGGTCACGAAACTTATTCATCGCTAAACATCCAAAAGAACGCAAAGCGCGCACGGTCGTAATTATAGCGCGATGCGAGTTGATACCTCACGGCGGCTTCGTAATCCCCCGCGTCTCGTGCAGCGCGCGAAGCCCTAGCCCATCGCGCCCCGTGGTCTTGATGCATCAAAGCGCGTTGTTTGAACCGCTCATTCATCGCGTATACTCCCAATAGCCATAGACGCAGCGGGTTCCCCCGCGTGAACAATCATGCGTATCATACAGAACGCCGTCAATGACTGCGGCGTAATGGCCGGAAAGACAGACAACGAGCCGTCCAGGGGGCAACTCGTCAGAACGCAGATGCACTTTGCACCCACTGCCCACACTCATGCAGGCGACCCAAACGAACCCGAGCGAAATCATGTAGCGCTTGAACCACACCGTATCAGTGTAAACGCCGTTGCGGGCGGATCGCTTACCGGCGTCGGGTCGGCGCTTGCTCTTGCGCATGGTCGCCATTCCATCGGCCAAAGCCGCATACACTTCAGCATAGGGCTTATCGGCTGCGATAGCAATAGACCGACAAACGCAGTCGCCCGCACTTCCGAAGAACCCGGAAGCGTGGCGCCCGCCGTCGTGGTGTACGTGCTGTATCATCCGCGTTCCACCATGAGCATGATCGTAACAGCAATACGAGCCGCGCGGTACTGGATCGCGGCGAGCCGCTGATATTCGGCGGCAAGCGTTGGCATGTTAAGCCGCATAGCTTCGCAGGCGTTTGCAGCCATTAGGCGCGCGTCTTGCTGAAGCTCAATAGCCGCTAGGCGTTCGGATGAAATGTGCATTTGCGTTACTCCCGTTGTTCATGAAAGTAACCTAACCCCGTTAACGGTCAATGTCAACGGGGTTGGTGAATGATAGTTACGCAATTGTTAACCGGCGCTGACCCGCAGGATCGCAAGGATATCGTGTGCATGTTTCGACGCCTCTTCGCGGGTCATGGTCAGCCGCTGCGTCGAGCCGTTGGCGAACGTGAACGCAACGTGCAACGGCTCTTCGTGGCCGGTATCGTACACGATCCGCTGTTTGACCGGCTCAACGTGCCGCGTGTGGCGGCTCATGGGTTTGGGGTGCATCTTCATAACGTAGCCCTCATGGTGTTGTGTTTGCTGCGGCTTGCCGAACGGCGAGCCACTGAACGGCCTGTTTACGTGTCGGCCCATCCCCCAGGAACACACCCCGTCTTGTCAGGGCTTCCCAACGAACGCGAGTACCGCGCACGGTCCAATCTTCAACGCGGCGAACACGACCGGCGTAAGAGCCATTAATCTCGACGCGATAGAAGCCTTCTTGTTTGAAAAACTCAACACGCTGCGTCATGTGCCTAACTCCCTTGTTGATGTACGTAACATAGCTACGTAATCAACGCGCGTCAATACCCGGTCGCATTCGTTCGCGATAATTCAGCATCCCGACCGAGTGACGGTTAACAGGACGATAACGGCCTTTCTTCATTGGTCGGGGGTGTGGCGAGCTACGAGAAAACCGATAGCGCCATTTCCCCCGGTGTGTCATGTGCTCGCGCCACATTATCCAAAGCTCCCACCATGCCCGAGTGCCCGGCACGAATACGCTGTTGCGCTTGTTCATTGATTGCCTCACTGAAGTTAACACCAACCCATTCGGCCAACCATGCAGGCATTGGCCCGTCAATCGGTAATAGCCAGGATCGCAGATTGTCGAACCCGAGCGGGTCGGGTAAGCCGAACAAGCGCACCCCGGCTTGGTAGGGTACGCCGTCGCAGAAGATCACGTAACCCCGCGCCGTGTCGGTGTTAACGTCGTACCTCATGGGGAACCTTCGTCGGCTATACGCTGCTCGCACGCGCAACAGATATCAGTCAAGCCGTCGTTGTCATGCACCCCACCGCAGATCGCGCACGGGTCAGGGGGTCGGCGTCCTTCCATCTTGTCGCGCACGCGCTGAAGGGCTGCAATAATTGCTTCCGCTTCGTGCTGCGGTTCCGGCCCGCGCAAGAGCGTTGCCTCTTCACTTTCAAGGCTCGCAACCGGCCCGAACAGTTCGCCTGTAGCGTCGCGGATCATGCGCAACGCAGCGGCGTAAGGCTCGACGGCTGAACGGTAGTCTTCCGGGGTCATAGCGCCACCCATACGTAAAGCCCGACCGGAATGCCGATCAGGACCAGGAACAGCACGAAAAGGTTAAGGTCGTCGTTCATTTGTGCGCGTCCCATCCTAAGCCTTCGCCGTCGCCGTCCAGGTCGTCAAACTCGCGTAGGCCGTAGCCCCGAGGGTTGACTAGGTTATGATAGCCATCCTTGCACCGTTGGCAACAGAACCGGGCGTTCTTGTGCTTGTGATCGATTGACCGGCTGCACCCCGCGCAAAGGCGGGGCGTATGGCTTCGCTTCTTCGGTCGGGTCATGTTCACCCCCTGCCCACAATATCAGCGGCGCGGCGCAAGTCCTGTTTCGCCTTAGCCCATTCGGTTGCCCGGCGTGCCATTTCGTAATGGCCGTTCGCAAGCCGCTGCATGGCCGACGCATGGATAGACCACGACGGCCCGAGGTCTGCATATTCGCGCGCCCTTGCCGCAAGTTCTGCGGCTTGTGCCTGAAGCACGCGGGCGACGTCAATCATTGGTGTAAGTTGTTCACGCATCGGTCAAATCCTCCCCGTGCTCGTTTACAAGCCCTTCGCTGTAATCAATCCAGTAACGAAGGGTCTGAACGCTGTAGCCAGACTGAGCGGCCAAGTCCTGCACGGTCAGATCAACGCGGTCGCAGAAGTCGGCATAGGTCACGCCCATCATGTTAAGGGCGATAGTGACATGAGCGAGATTTGCAATCTTGTTGGTCATTTGCGTTGTCCTTCCGTTGTTCATGCACTCAATCTAGCGAACGCAATCGTCAATGTCAATCGTTATCGTTACGTTTTGTCGATTACATACGTCGATTACGTCTCTTAGGTTACTAAACCCTTTACTACCCCTTATATAGACCCTCCATTTTAATAATCATTTTAATAGAGAAATCCTTATTTTCCAGGGTGTTTAATAAGTTTAATGGTTTAACGATGAAATTGAAACACGTTGTTACTATATAACACCCCCCGAGGGGGAGAGGGGGCGGACCCCCATTAAAACGTTAAACTCTATTAAACTCTTGAAATCATTGAGCTTTACCATTAAAGTGATTATTAAAATGCGTTAAACAGCCCTAACGGTCAATCGTCGCTCGTGAAGTAACCAGGGTTCACAATCGCGAGTGTTAGGCTTTCTGTTCGAACGTCCTCTTGTGCCTGTTGCTTCGACACGCGACGTAACAAGCCCCGGTCTTCGAAATCCTGAATAGTCGTCTTGAGTGCAGCGCGTGGCCCGCGACGATCCTTCCTGAAGCAAGCGACGGCGTGCGTGTTACGAGCAAGGCACGCAAGCGTGATAACGCCTTTCTCCCGTGCAGCGCGTTCGGTCGCGTTCATCGACATTTGGTTTGTGAGGTAACGATAAATGACGCGGCGAATTGCAAGGTGCTGAGCATTATCGTTCAGCCCGCTTTCTTCCTCACCAACCGAACCGGTCTCAAACTTCCGAACGATATTCAACGTATCCGACATGCACAACGAGCACGCCCATTCAATATCCTGTTCAGTGACAACCGGGGCGACCGGGGCGCGCGAGACAGCCAAGAGACCGGCGATCTTGAGAACCTTCAGGTGAAGGCGGTTCCATAGCTGAGCGACGGCGTTCTGCGATAGACCGAGTTCGTTGATACGCTCGTCAGCGAAACGGTTGATGGCCGCTGAATACTCGTGCGCTTGGCTCGTGAAGCTGACAGCCTGAACGTTGCCTTGTTCCATCGTCTTTAACGCTTGATCCGCAATCGAATGTACGGCCTGAAGCAAGCTAGCATGTGGGAAGGCGCGGTAAGCGTTATCGTTCCATGCAACACGCGGGCCGTCATATTCAATGATAGTGAAGCGCGGCAATAGACCCGATGCAATTTGCGTTTCGTCCAAGCCCTTGTAAAACTCTTCCGGCGTGCTTTCCCCGAGCCATGTAAACGCGGGGCTGTTGATGAGTTCGATATTGTTCTTCTTGTCGCTGTAAACCGTCGGGCGGATGACCTGACCGGCACCCGACTTAGAATACAGGTCAAGAAGCACGCGGCGCAACGTAACGTCGGCCATGTTCGCTTTACCGTTTGACATTTGCTGGATACGCAAGCCGACTTCGCCGGTCAGCGACACGAACGACGGTGTGACGCGTTCCGCAAGGTGCTTCAGCAAGCCCGAGCCGGAAGCCATGTCGGCGGGTCCGATGAATTGCCAGATAGCCGGAAAGTGGTACTGGCTTTCTATGGCCGACGCGATCTTGTTGATACCGCTCGCCATGGCTTCTTTACCGCGACCCGTGGCGGCTAGCATCATGAGATACAGGTTAAGGCCGGTGCCCGAGACGTTCCAAGCCCGACCACATACCCCCGCCATCAAGCCCAGGGCACCCG